TTTTCCTTTTCCTTTTCCTTTTCCTTTTCTTTTTCCTTTTCTTTTTCCTTTTCCTTTTCCTCATCATCCTCATCCTCCTCCTCATCATCACTATACGGAATATCATTTATAACTGATTCGTCGGCATCTAGTTCTTCAATAGAGTCAATTAACAATTTTTCAGTATCCACATGACTAACCTTCTTAAAGACAAAGTACCTATTCAAAAAGGATATCTTCTTTTCATAAGAGGACATTTTATTTGCGTCTCCATATTCATTTTTCATTTTATGATTTCGCTTAATCTCGTCTTCCATAATTGTATACAACTCGCTAAACATACCACTACCATTAGGTAATCCAATTAATTGCGCTTCATCACGTTCAACAATCTGAAAGCCATAATTTTCCATAATACGTACAAGATAGTCAAAATTAACTAAAAACTCTGGAAACGCCTTATTAATTGTTTCCTGAAATACATTTATCTCATATCCCAGACTTGTGATATCATCCTCAAAAACATCTTGGGAATATTCTTTTCCAATTTCCCATATTTTGGTATCTCCTTGGTAGATGCTTACCGTTTCACCAAGATTCTTATTCTTCAACATATTGAATACAGATTTACCATCATAACAAGTACCTACGAAATATCCCCCTAACTTTGTACATTCAGCCACGTTTCTGATAAAGTTTTGAAAGGTAGTTTTATTTTCAAAGAAGTAATGAATGGCAAACTGACACGAAGATACATTAAATCCATCTTCTCCTTTTCCATAATATTTAACTACCCCTTTTCCTAATTTATCTGAATCACGAGGACCGTTTCCAAATATTGCTTTGGTTATTTCACTAGATTTATCGTTTATCATTGCTTGTCCACTACGAATATTTGCACTACTATTTCCATGAACAAAGACCGAATAGGGAACATCTTTGAATTTCTTTGAATAATTCAAAAACCGAGCACACGCACCATCCATTCGATTTTCAATATTATCTTTAGATACATCGATTCCGAATACAAATGATAGTTTGGATGATATCCATTTGGATATATCCCCCCCTTTTCCACAAGCGTAATCGATTAATGTATGACCTCGTTGGGAAACACTTGTAATCAACAACTTTTTTACATACAAGTTATGAAAGTTACGCATCGCTTGTGTTTTTGTATTCTTTGTCAAACGATTATAATAAATGTCACTATCAGCTAATTGATCAGGTATATTACTTCCAGTTTTCAACATGATATCAGTAATTGGATTATGAATAGAATGCCAGTTACTATTCGCCACATGATATGCATTTCCATAATTCTTTACACCTCGCCGAAGTTCCGCAGTTTTATCATATCTGACTCTTAGTGGAATCCATCTCCATCCTGGTTTATTATTTATTTCATAACGAAACTCTACAATCATCTGGTCTCCAAACACTTCGTCCTCTTCTGTAAACATCTGTTCGACTCCTCCATCATCTCTTTTTAATACCACATTTGCAATACCTGCTTCATTATCACTCGGATTAGTTGGATAAAATTGTACTGGTTGATATTCTTCTTCTTTGTCTAAATTATCATTTCCATATTTCTTAATCTTACCATCGAGTATATCTTGACAAGGATTTATATAACCATGGTCGAGTTGATTAAATCCACAACGTAATATCAATGTTTTATACTGGTCGATTTGATTGACTGAATGTGTGTTTAAACCCTCTTGGAACAAACTTTTAACTTCTTCTTTTTTATTTACATCTGTCTTAACAGAACACAAGAAGTCAACCGTATTGTATTGTGGCGGTTTCCATTTGAAAGAATGTTCCCAGGTTATTTTACGCAATGGTCCAGATTTTCCAATTTCATCCGCACCGACACCCATACTTGCCGGCGTAAATATCAATCCATCTGTAGTATATTCAAACAAACCATCTTTTTCCTTTGTTAAAATTAGATTACAACCATCGAATATATTATCTCTTGAAGAAGTGGGATAAAACTGCTTTACATCAATACGGATGGGACAGATTTGATTATCATTCACAATTGATTTGGGATGTAAGTTACCTACTACTTGTTTTAATATAGGTAAACGAAACTTATCTGTCTTCTCTAATTCTTCTTTCGTTTGTGGTAAGAAACCTAACATCCTAACATCTTTTTTATTTACATAATATACATCAAAACAAGCAAATAGGTTGATAAAAGAACCGTACTTATCATGTAAAATTAATTCTCCATCGAGTAAAGTATGAAACATGTCTTGACTGGTTGTTTTTGCTCCGGTAAAGATCACATCCATACTCGAGTTAATCAAATATATTTTTCCATTTGGTGAGATATACATAAGATGTCTTTCTCCATCAGCCTTATCAGTAACTGTATATTTATTACGTATGTTGGGAATATTTGCATTATCGTTTACAGGAGCAATATTTTGAATTTGTAAAGTATATGATGACGGACCTACAAAATTACTAGGTATGAAACTTCTGTGTTTATGTTGGTAGTCTTTACCGTGTAATAACTTCATATAATCCATCGTTGTATCATGTAACTCATTGTAAGAGACTGGATAATTACTTCCTTGTAACCCCATTAGAATATACTTAACCGCTTTTCGTATTTGGTTAGCTAAATCCTTCGCGGTTTCAATAGATGTTCCGGGACCAATCCTTGAATTATCTACCTCTAACTCTATTTCATAGGTATCAGGTTTATTAAATACACCTGACTCTTCCGTTGTATACGACAACAATAACTTACGGTCGGTTGACATTCCAGAACTTTTTACAATACTAATATCAACATTTATGGGCAACTCTGGATGAACGAAAGTGACGCGATTTAAGTAACGATATGATTTTTTTGATTTGTCCCAGTTTTCTACCGTATCGCGTATAATACCGTTGTGTTCACTCATTTTCATTTCTGTGTTATAAGTAATTCTAAAGTTAAAGTCATTGAAATTAACTGGTCGAACCTGTTGGTCACCTTGTTTATATCCTTGTTTTTTGTAAAACTCTACACCATTTGAAGAATTATAGCTCGACATTAATTTCTTAATATCATTATGTTTACAATATTCTTGAATACCGCGAAATCCGTTTATTTCTGTTCTTATGTTAGAAATCATAAACTTACCCGCTGTCGGATTCAGATATTCATTTTGAATACGCATCATATAGTTTCCTTCTTCATTCTTACTATAAAAACCTAATGATTTTAACTTTCCTATCACATTATCATAATCGATTTTTGATATACGTTTGATACCTTTTGTTCCAAACTTTACTTCCAGCTCATGATTTAAATTAGAGTCTTTTAGAAATGGATTATTTTCCCAATACATATCAATCATTTTGTCCATCTGTTGTTTTGGTGGTTTATTATCATTTTGATTACGAGAAAATGATAAGTTCTTATCTGGTTTATCGGTCATACTTCTAATATATTATAATATACTATTTTTATATAATATCATATTAATCAATTTTTAAATGACTATTTGATAGATTTCTTATTTGCTATTGTTTTTCTATTATCATCAGTTATAGTATCCTGAAACTGTATCAGCTCAGTGCGCATAATAAAATTTCATACAAGTCTTTTTTGTTTTGTTTTGTTAAATCATTTGTTTTATCTAAGTCTAGTTGTTTACATATATCTATCAATTCGGAAACTTTATAAGAACTAATTGCCTTTATTGGTTTATCTACACTTTCCCATGAAAAATATTTATTCTTATAGGCATCCAGCTGGTCATCAGTAGTATCGTTTTCAATTACATAATGTTTTTTTGGAGCATCTTTTTGATGAACCACATTTATTTTATTAGCATCATTCAGTATCAATGGAAAACATTTACGATTATGAATAAATAGTACGTTTATATTAAACGCCACACATAACGCTATAAATGTTTTCATTCCAATAACCTGTTTGTTTGCCAATTCGTCTTCAACATGTTCGGTTATATTACGTATTTTATATGTCTTCAATGCTACTTTTTGTTCTCGAATCTTCTCAATATAATTAAACTTCAGGTTCTTTTCATTGACAAATGACCGAACTCCAGGCATCTCATATTTTTCTACTCCTTCATACAACATAAAAAAACACCAAAATAACGAATCCTTTTCGTTAGGCTGGTAAAATCTCGGTTGTTGATAGTTATCAACGTTATTAATAATTTTATTTTTATTTATATATGTATTTTTAGTAGCAGTAGCAGTATTATTATTAGTCAACGATTCATCTTTGCGACTGTTATTTGTAATTAATGTTCCCGACAACATATAATCTTGTAACTTTACAATTACATCATTATAATTTATAGAACTCATATTCTATTGTTAGTATTATTCTTATTATATTACGTCATCTACTCTTTATTATCTTTTGTAAAATATGTATTCTTACAGTCCTCTTGTTGCTTCTCTAGTTCATTCAATGTATTTTCTTGGGTGTTTACATAATTCATATATGTCTGTAATTTATGAATGACTGTTGATTCAACCTCTGTAAGATTAACATGTATACCATATTTATTTTCATTTATCATATTATTATTATGTGTATTCAGAATGCGAAGAAGTTCTATTTGGTTAAACTTATTCATATTTTCTATTTGATCGCGGATATTATTCAATTCGGACGTGCTATATTCGATTATTTCTGATGGCTCTTCATATTGAATTTCTCCTTCCATACTCATATAAAAAATATATTGTGATGTGTTTATATGTTTTTACAAATTATTATAAGACAGACTCTATATAAATCAAAATCATATATCTATCCTAATACTAACTTAGGTTTCGCATTCGTTTTTCTTACAACCTCTCCACTTCTTTCTTCTATTAAACTAGCGATTATGGATATATATTTATCATTTAATTCAAATCGTTGACCAATGATGCGTATAGATATTTCGTCACCCTCTTTCACTTTTGAAAATGCCGAACTCATATAATGATGATCGCGAGTAATAAATATGACAACAGGACTCGGATTTTCATTACTAATTTCTGCTCTAATTCCTGCTTTCGTTATATTCTTTGCAGTACATTTTAATAACATTCCTTCGACTGGACAACATATACTACATTCAAAGGCTACATCAAATATAATATTGATATCTTTGATTTTTCCACTTGAATAAGTTATCAACTTTGAGGATTCTGGTTTCACATAACCTTCAACAACACATTTTCCTTCGTAATTTTTATTAATATATGTTTCCAATAGTTGATTTATATTTTTTCCTACGTTAATCATAGGAACACAAATTGTACGATGAAGAAGTGCCCTACTAAATAAAATATTGTTATTAATAGGTGGTCTTGATTTGTAAGATTTATCCATATTATATACTATATATATATCGCTTTATTTTGTTTTCCATATTAGTTTTTACATTTTTCAATTTTTATATACTCGTTAGAAATGAAGGATAAATGGGTTCTCACAATCACTCATGTAATTCTTTTTGTAGTAATATTGATTTTTCATAATTGAAAAACCATAATTTATCGTCCTTCTTTATCATATTATTATATCTAAATAACCATTCCTCTAAGGCACATAATTGTTGTTCTACCATACCCTTTGTATTTTCTTTGTTAAACTTATCATGTCCTATCAAAATATTCAATATATGGATCTTATCTGATTTTGACGTATCTCGACATCGTTTGCCTGTACTTTTACCTACCAACTTAAATCGCACCTTGAAATCCATATTATTAATTTTTATATTGTAATTGAAATATCCATTCACTTTACTAATTTCATATTTTCTTAAATCTTCTAAATATTTGGTAGTTTCCTTTTCAACATCTTTAACATCTTCAGGTAACGCGTTTATCCATTCTTTATTCTTTAATATTTTTATATTTAACTTCGTACCATTAATCATAATCATCGCAGTCTCTCGTGATGTTTTAATTATATTTGTATCCAGATATTCTTTTACTTTATATTCAATAGAATTAGGATTCATATCACTAATATTGTATATATAATTCATGAGTTTTAACTTTTCACTAAACACTAACATATCTACTAAATGTTCTATTAATAACACTAGCACGACATCCTTGTTCAGTAATTTGTCAGAAATAGATTTACGCATAATATAACCACAATGAATATACCAGTTTTCTTCTCCTCTCGAAACATCATACGAACGTGTTTGGTCAATAATGTTTTTGACCGTGTCATATTTTATTTGAATATCCTCCATAATTTCCAGTTCACCAATCTCATTTTGTTCTGTTGGTTTCATGATAGTTTCCTTACCAAGTTCCTTGCTAGATTCTTTGCCAGATTCTTCGACCTTTGTTTTCATTTTCATTTTTAATTTCAACATATTATGTTTGTAATCTAATGGTACGCTTCTCTCAAATAATGGAATATTTTTGTCATCTAAAACGGTAGGCTGGAACAAGTAATATTCTTCTATGTTTACTAGATTTCCAGAACGTCCATATTTATCAATCAATATTTTGCTTTTATCATTAATTAGATGTGTTAGAGTAGCATATATTTGTGAGATAGGATAAGCTCGTGGAGTATTTATTTCATGTAGTAATTCTGTTTTTTTATAGAAAAAACGGTCTTGAAATAAACTCTTCACTTTTTGATACAATCTTTCGGCATTTACATTGACAAACGATTCTGTATATGTGTATTCATTTACTTCATCTGAAATAATATCCTTATCTGGCATACACTTAAAATCACATTTCATGTAATCACAAGAAGAAGAATTATCCACATCACCGACTTTGAAATCTTTCAATATCTCACCCGAAGAGAGAACTTGTTTTACCTTTATGGAAGTTCCTTCTTCTATTTTTTCTTGTGTAAAATTAGTTTGGTCATGATTCAATAGACAATCTACTGCAGTTTGTTTTAATAAACGAGTAACCCTACCTATTTGGATTGCCTTGAATGTCGCTAATCTATATACATAGTTATCAGCTGTTTCTATATTTGAGTTATTTCTCAATAAACTGCCGTATAGATATAATTGAACATTACGTTTTTCAAAGGGTAATAGTTTGTGACTACCGTTTCGAACACCTCTGCCTATAATTTGTTCAATTCGATTCATATTATACCATGGGTCTAATATATGTATTTGTCTTATGAACTTGAAATCAATTCCTTCTGAACCAGCACGAGATATCAGTATCACTTTAATTTTATCTCCATTTTTATTATTATCATCAGTCACTGCTTTTACTTCATAATCATTGTCTGGAGATAATCGAGGGTCACCAGTTATCATAATATATTTTGCGCTATGAACCTTCTCTCCCTTTTCAATCGGTTGCATGGTTTTTGAACTCACTGGTTGAGAAGGTGGCGTTTTAAACAAACTTGATGCATTCTTTCCATAACGAGAAAATCCCATTTCTTCCAAAGCCAACGCTAATGGAATAATTCCACTATCAATATATTGACAATAAATTAGAATAACACCTTCAGAGACCACTTTTTTGGTTGAATATATACTATCACACACGTTTTTAATCTTTGCGCTATAAGTACCAACTTTGTCTTGAGAAAAAAAACGATTATGTACTTGTGAATCTTTCACCCAATTTGTGTATTCAAAGTTTCCTTTCATAGGAGGTGTCTTTGTATCTGTAAAGGCCATTACTTGTTTTAATCCCGTTCGTCCTATAAAATCGTATTTTGTATCTGTTATCATTACATTTTCATTCTTTTTAGATTTATCATTTGTATCATCATTCATTTCTATATATCTATCCAAGTCTTCGGACGGATATACTATAGTTAATGCCTCTAAAGGTTTTTGTAGTAAGGTAAATCCAAAAGAGTTCAACTCTTCGAATCCAGATAAACTTTGTTCCTCTTTTTGATTATGAAAATTATTAATTATCATTTGATACCCTTTTTCTTGATACGGGCCTACAAAAGTTTCATATATAGATGTTTTCAAAACGTCATTCATGACCTCGTCTACATTAATTTTTTTCCCATTAATTGTGTTGTAGGATACTCAATATTATCAAAGGTATTTCCAGGCGAAAATATATTCGGATATATACGGAATGGAAATGTATAAGGGTTTTCACCTCTTACAAAAGATACATATCCGGTAGCTTTTCTCAATAAAAGTTCTTCTCCTTCATTTTCTTGTCCTTTTCCTTTTTTGAAACTTCCATCTTTCTCAAATACATCTCTAGTGTTTAGTATTCCACGTCCATCATTCATATTCATCAAGTTTAATAACCAAATTACTTCTTTATAACTATTATACATTGGAGTAGCTGATAATAATAATAAACGGACATTTTGGGTATATAAAACTACCTTTGTCAACATAGGAGCTAATTTATTATCTTCATTCAAATTATGAACTTCGTCGATTACAATTAAACGTCCGTCAAACTCGTATTTCATATTTCGTTTTTGGACCATCTCTTTCTCTTCTTCTGAATCGAACTCTCCACGAACTTGTAATACTTTTTCAACATAATTAGCAAACTCATTGTATCCCACAAACATATAAGAGTTATTAATGATATTGTTAATTTGTTGGATTACCTTTTCTCTGGTTATACCCTTCATGTTCATTGGGTTAATCTCATTTAATAATTTATTTCCAATACATCCAGTAATTACCCATTGTCCATCTACCTTATTTAACTTTCGCTTATCAAACAATTGTAATCGGAAATTATCTTGAACATTGGGCGATGCAACAATTAATGTTCGTTTCTCAATTCCCATTTGATTTAAATAATCACGCTGTTCTTCACAAACACCTATCGCAGAACAGGTTTTTCCTGTTCCTAGTCCGTGATACAATAAAAGACTGTTATAAGGAGTATTATATGATAAAAAGTTTTTTACAAATAATTGATGAGGAGCTAATTCAAAGCTAGCATTGTTCATTATATTAGATTGCTCTTTGATTTCCATTATTCTCCCATCATACTTTGTATCATAAAACTCTTTTTTCTCTGCGATTTTTATTATAAACTTAGGGTCGTCTAATTGCGGATATAAAATATCTTTATTCATAATTTTATTTACTTCATTCATACTCTCTCTATCTCCATTTGATTCAGATTCTTCGAGTTCTTGAATTTGTTGTCGTTCAATAATCTCTTTTTTTAATTTGAAATTATTACATTCCTTACTTATTTTATCGCTATCACAATTATTTTTCATATATTCATCTTTTAATACATCTCCAATCATTTTTTCATTTGTTTCATTTTCATCACTATCACTATTACTTATTTCTGAACGATTATCCATTACTTTATATCTATATTATATTATGAGTATTATGAATATAATGTATATTCCTCTAATACTTTATTAATATGTTGTATTATTCTTTTTTTTTCTAAATTATCATCTCGAATTGACTCTAGACAATTATGAATATTTTTCCATTCTAATTTACTAACTTCTGATTCCTGGTAATTATCCAATAAATTATTTTCTTTTTCAGTGGTTTCAATAAAACCTAAATAATATTTGTGTTTATATGCTCTATGATTCGAACCAATAAATAATTCTTCAAATGGAACCAGATTATTTATAATATTTAATCGAGAACTAGGTATCCCAGTCTCTTCAGAAAACTCGCGCATGGCACATACCAGCTCCTTTTCGCGTAAATTACGTCTGCCCTTTGGAAACTCCCATTCCTGTTCTGTCCACTGTGTATTACTATCGTCTAATAAAGTATCTAATGTGTAGTGATTTGTACCAATATTCATACCACTTTTTATAATATGAAACTTTTTTTGTGAAACCATTTCTTCATTCTTGTATTGATTGGTATATTCCCTTCCCCATAACATTTTCCAACACTCTTCAAAACTATGAGTTCTCAAGCGTTGCTTTTCATCTAGAGACATTCCATCAATACACTGTTTAATTCGGTCAATATTATATAACGAATATTTGCCACGAATAAAATCAATATATCCGAATGAATCTTTTCTTCTTATCATCAAATATTCATACTTATTCTCTTTTTTATTTTCGTGTATGGCTATAATACCATAGCTGATTATAGGCAACTTACACTGATGAAATAAATGCCCCAACTTCTCACAGTTGGTACATATATTTTGTTCCGACTTATTTTTATTCATATCTTGTCTGCTCTTATTCATACATTGTTTTATTTTATTCATAATTGTATATAATAAATAATTATGTTTAAACAAGTATCTTTTAATGTTTAATTACTATAATTAGTAAGAATGAAATTAGACCCTACCATATGGGGACCACATTACTGGTTCTTCATCCACACAATTGCGTTCACATACCCGACAACACCTAACTCAGTCACGAAAAAAAAATATTATGACCTCATACAAAATATGCCGTTATTTATACCCACACAATCTGCCTCGAAAACGTTTGAAAGTTTTTTAAACTTGTATCCAGTAACTCCTTATTTAGACTCCAAAGATGCATTTATTAGATGGACTCATTTCATTCATAATAAAATAAATGAAAAACTTGAAAAACCATGTATTTCTCTTAGCTCTTTTTATAAAACGTATTACGATGAATATAAACCTACTAACATAAAAATGAGGGAATATTACAAAACGATTAGCAGGTTAATTTACGTGGCTATTTTATTATTTTTGATAATTATCATATACATTTTGTATAACAAATAAAATATAACAAGTATATATAGTAAAAAATATGACTACTCAAAATAATCAATCTATGCTCATTGGAGGTAAAGTAATTGATGCAGGTGGTTTTGGATGTGTATTGTATCCTTCCATACCATGTAATAATAGCAACAAGGTTAACAAAAAATATGTCACGAAACTTATGTTAAAAGAATATGCTGAAGAAGAATATGATAAAATTAATAAAATTCATCGTATACTAGAGAATATACATAATTATCAAAAATATTTCTTAATTAATAATATTTATTTATGTACTCCCTCACATTTATCAAAAGATGACCTGGTATTGTTTGACAAAAAATGTAAACCTCTTGTAAAAAATAAAATTAACCGAAATAATATTAATCAACATCTAGACAAATTATATGCGCTGAATATGCCTTATGGCGGAACTAGTCTAGATAGCATATTAGAACATGGAGCATTATTTAGTGACATTTATTTATTGAATATTCATTTAATTCAATTATATCAGTATGGAATCATTCCTATGAATAATAAACATGTATGTCATGGCGATTTAAAAGCCTCTAATATTTTAATATTATCAGAATCGCAAAAAGACCCTATCGTTCGTATGATTGATTGGGGTATGGCGTTTACTAAAAGTAATACAAGTCATTATAATAAATATACCAGTTCTTTTAACTTCAATATTATTTTTTCAGTTTTACTCATGCGCGACGATTTCGTTAAGAAATATAATTCACTACTTGACTCTAATAATACCACAGCCATTCAAATATATGAGATTATCTTTGATCGGATAAACAAAGAAGAAAGTGGGTTGAAGCTATTAAATATGATATTTAAAATATTATTCAAAGACACTTCATACTATGAGAAAGTATTATCTACTATTCCTGACAAAATGAAAAAACATAAATATCAGTATATTGTACCTTTTCTCCTTCATTATAATTATCAAATATTGAAACAGTTTACATACAATCAAAGATTCGATGCTAATAAATATTTTACGGAGGTCATGATTTATAACCTTGATGTTTGGGGATTTATTAGTTGTTATTCCTATCTTGTTTTGTCTTATTACAACAAAGTACCAGTTGAATCGTATGATTTAAAAATAATCAACGCAGTTCGTCAACTATATATGGATATCCTTTATTATCCTACTACTAAAATAAATCATAATGTTATTATCAATCATTTAACAGATATTACAAATATATATAAGGAATATTCCTATAACAAAAATGATGTTCTATATGATCATGCTAACAAGTCTTCATTACCACTCTCTAAAACCATTGTTAATACCCTCAATACAACGTATACACATAAGAAACACACTTCTAACTCTACAATAAAGCAAAGACATAATAGACATAGACATAGACATACGATTACACTTAAAAAAAAGAACTAAATAAATTACTAACAAACATTATTATCTAATTTTATATAAATACTATATTATATGAAATTAGAAATTCTTATATTTGGAGTGACCGGATTTTTTATATTCAATACTTATCACGATGGAAAATATAGCAAACTTTTTTATAAAAATAAAAAATACTTACAAATCGTATTTTTTTCATTTATTGGACTATCGTTATATTTGATGGCAAAACGCAATCCAAAACAATGTAAAAGTATGCTACTCAACGCAAATAATATAATTAAGTATATGCCAATTGATAAAACATCTATAGACATGATATCGCCTATTTTAGACTTTACAAATAATAATAATAACGAATCACAGACAAACTTTATGCAAGAGTTTAATCAAGAAAATACACAAATCAACAACCAATACGAGAGAAAAATCCTACAATCGGGAGGGGTTTCGAACGGTAAAAAAGGCACTAAACGTTCAGTAAGTGAAACAAAAAAGAAATATGTCGCATCGCAACAGGGATGGAAATGTGGGGAATGTAAAGAGAAGTTGAACGCATGGTTTGAAGTTGACCATTGTGTACGATTAGAACATGGAGGTGGGAATAATGTTGAAAATCTGGTGGCATTATGTCGTGAGTGTCATGGTTGTAAAACTGCTATGGAAAATATGTAATTTTCAATGTATACATATTTTATATAATTTTTTATTTATTATGATATAATATAAATAAAGAATCAAAAAATAACATGAACTCTACTTTATCTTCTGATAAAAAAGAATCATATCCTTTATTGCGGTCAAGCTTTTTTATAAATATGAAAGAGACATTTGTATTGTTTTTATACATAATTATCCTTATACTCATATTTACATTAGGAAATAAAAAAGCAATCGACCATTATGCGATAGGTATTCTACTTGCACTAGTTCCTATAGGAATATTTTTATTTTATTCATCACTAAAAACTATTAATACTGGAATACATTTATCATTTAATATGAATCTTATGAAATATAGTATCATTTTTTTCTGTCTCCTTTTGTTTGTAGCTATATTTTACTTCAGTAATCCAGGAAATTATGTAGAACAATATTCAGGACCGTATATGTTGTTTACCTGGCTACTTATCTTATTCGGGTTCATTTTTTTACTCACATTTGTAAACTTTCCAACCACAAGTGAAAATGGAATAGAAAATACAGGGATATTTCGCGGATTTACATTATTTTCAATAATAAATGTGGTTCTTTTTATTGGTTTTATTATCGCAGTTACATACTATTTAAGCACAATCCCTACAAACACTAGTGACTTTACTAGTATAGCAGTATTGTCATCCCTTCTAGTCGTTGTCTGGTTAATATTTACAATTATGGGTTTAGGTGTTCCTAATACAAACCAGTTGAACGCAGAAGAATCTCAACAATCCACCTTTTCAAAATATTTTCTAAATGCGTTGTTTCTTGTTACCGGATTGACTACTGTAGGCCTTTTAATAGTATGGATCATCAATAGTACAATAATGGGTGGTAGTTCAAGTTCTACATGGAGACTAGTTTTGAATATTTGTGTTGTTTTAGCAGCATTTGGAATATTTTTTAAACTATTATCCAGTACTACGTATTACAATAAATCTCCACTTCTGAGACTCATTTTAGATTCGGTATTTTATATTCCATGTTTGGTTGTCAATCTTGTTGACCTAATCGTTCAATATATTTTGGGACCTATTTATCATTATCTTATGGCACCTATATTCAAATATGGTTCCAAATATGGACCTCAAGGATTAAAAGCAGCAAAAGGTGTAGGAACAAATCTTTATAATACTAACAGGAGTTATTATATCATTTTGTTAACTACAATCTGTTTATATTTATTGAAATATATCGTATTACCTTATACAAATAAGAAAAAAGCACAAAGTAGTGGAACCCTCATCGTAAACAAACCAATTGCACTTAATGTGGAAAATACGTTGGGTGGATACAAGGAATTAAATAATATTCCAGATGTCATACCCAGTGTTCCTTCTACTTCATCAAAACCTTTCCCTTATAATTACCAGTTCGCCTTGTCATTTTGGTTACTTTTTGATGGAGTTTCCAATCAAAATGCCCCTAACAATATAAATGATACAACTGTGCTGAATGTTTTTGATATTATCAAACTAGATTATAATTCTAAACTGAATACCTTGAAGTTTAACGTATTGAACAATAAGAATAGTACTGACTTCATTTATCTTTATGGGTTGGAAAATATTACACAACAAAAATGGAATAATATCATATTGAATTATAACAATGGAACATTAGATATCTTTTATAATGGAGTATTGGTTAACAGTGCTAATAGTATTGTTCCACAAATGTCTTATGAAAATATCACCAGTGGAAGCGGAGTAAATGGGATTGACGGAGGTATTTGTAATGTGAACTTTTTTAATAAAATATTAACCAACACACAAATATATGATATTTATAATAGCAACAAACTAGCCAACCCTCCAGTAATTCCATATATGAATTATACAATTATTCCAGTTGAAAAAAGAACACAACAATCAACCATCACTAACGATGTGAACGCCTCTTCCAATATTAATATTAATTTACCACTGAGCTTTACAGACGAACCGACCGATATTACAGTTGCTGATGGTGAAATATTAGCTACTCCCGACAATACGTTTGATACAGATTATTTATCGTTGAAATGGTTCTTTACCAATAATGGCAATACAACAGGAGGATTAGAATGAGTAATTTGATAAATATAAATATAATATGTCATATACTTTGGATATCAATCATAATATTTTATATAGGTAATATATAAATATTATGGGTGTTGAGACTATTATAGCAATTATCGCAATTATATTACTTATTAACTATATTATCAGCTATATTTTTAAAACAAAATATCTTGCGGGTTATAACAAGGCCACCAACACCACTACAATTGACGCGGCCTCATTGAATGATAACACATCCATATCAAACCCTGTCAATTATTCTATGTCTTTATGGATGTATGTAAATGATTGGACATATCGGTACGGAGAAGAAAAAATAATTGCTGCTAGAGGATTTCCGATTAATAATACTATTCTTTTACCCTCTCCTTCTTTAACTTTAGGGAGTATTGAAAATCAGATGATTATTCGAAGTAGTTATTATTTACCAGATGGACCACCTCCATCTAGCGCTACTGGCGCAAATACTACATCTAACTCGCCTATCACCCCTGTTATGTGCGGGGTTGGTTGTAATCCCATTGATGAAAGTGACCAGAAATTATTACAAACATTGGGAATTAATATGAATAATTTAGGACAATCAGAAAATGTTATCTCTAATATACCATTACAAAAATGGATAAACGTTATCGTATCTGTATATGGACGCAGTATGGATGTATATCTAGATGGTAAAATGGTAAATACATTTGTTATGCCCGGTATCTCTGCGGTCAATAAACAAGCAGGATTATCAATCACCCCTTTTGGTGGATTTTCTGGATACACCACACGAATGCTATATCTACCCAATAGCGTGAACCCTCAACAAGCATGGAATATTTTTAGTGAAGGATACGGAAGCACTCCTGGGTTAGTAAATACAAAAGTTAGCGTATCTTTCTCAGAAAATGGTGTTAGTAATGGCACCCTGACATTTTAATTCATCTTCATAAAAATAATTATGCGGTAAATTATTATTTTATACAGATAATATATAAAATAATAATTATATGAAGACTTTTACCATTATATTACTTATTGTAATCATTTTAATTATTTATTTCATTTATCAATACATTCAATCCAGTCGTACATTAACAAATATTATGGATGCTAAAAATGAGTTCACTATCTTAGCAAAAGACCTCGTCACTACAAAAACGTCTACCACTAATAGTTATTCTATATGGATGTATATTGATGACTGGACATATAGAAATGGAGAAAAAAAAATAGTATTCTTACGAGGCAAACTAGATACTAACAATGACCCTATCGATCCTTGTCCATCTGTACATTTAGGAGAATATGACAATGATTTATATGTTCAAATGACTTATAATGATAGTATCACATCCAGTGTCAAGATTCACCATTGTTCTGTATCCAATATTCCTATTCAGAAATGGGTGAATGTAACTACCGTTGTAAGTGGGAGAACTGTTGATATTTACCTCGATGGAAAACTAGTGAATACTTGTCTTCTTCCTGGTTCAGTTCACATTGATAATACGACAGATGCGTATATTACTCCCGCCGGAGGATTTTCAGGATATACCAGTAAGTTCCAATATTATGATTACGCATTAACTTCCAAAGAAGTATGGGATGTTTATACTAGTGGTTATGGTGGTAGCTCCTATATTACAAGTCTATTGAATACGAAAGTTAATATTTCTATTTCGAATAATGGTGTCGTAGAAAGTGCATATACTATTTAATGTTTACTTTGAAAACCTATAATTTTATTTGTTTATATATTATATACAAATAAAATGAATACAATAGAAAGTTCAATCGACAAAACAACTAGTTCATTAGCAGGTAAGGCTCGCGGTAGCGGTATTACTGACTTTATGAACTCGAATAGTATCATTGCCCGAGTGTCCTTTATTTTATTGATTGTGTTTATATTCATTATATTAAGTCAAATCATTACCAATATAATTTCTTGGTATTATCAAACAGGTTCCTCTCCTCATTTACTTGATGGTATGATTAATGCCACTCACAGTATGGTCATTTCTCAAGACCCGAATAACGCAAATGCGATTCCCATTACAAAATCAAACAATCAGCAGGATGGTTTAGAGTTTACATGGTCAACATGGTTATTTGTTAATGATGTCGCACCTACTAGTACATATCGTCACGTATTTCACAAAGGGAACTATACAATGAATGCTTCGGGGTTGAATGCTCCTAATAATGGACCGGGACTATATTTGACACCAGATACCAATAATCTTGCGGTTGTCATGAGTACTTACGACAATTCGCAAGAAGAAATTATTGTAGAAGATATTCCGTTGAACAAATGGTTCAATGTGATTATCCGTGTTACAAACCAAACGTTGGACATATATATCAATGGAGTTGTTACTAAAAGTTTAGTATTAAGAGGTGTTCCTAAACAGAACTATGGCGATGTCTTCATTGCCTCCAATGGAGGCTTTGTCGGTTATATCTCTAATCTGTGGTATTTTGATTATGCGACCAATGCTAGAGAAATATACAATTTAGTACAAAATGGTCCAGATACCACACTCGCAGGTTCTTCAGCCGTATCTGATACCAACAGCAATTATTTATCTATGAAATGGTACTTCTCGGGACAAGGTGACATGTATAACCCTTAAGTTACCACCGTCTATATAATTCGATATCGTATATCGGTTCGTTGGATTCTTTTGATATCATATCTTCTCGTCTACTGGAGATATGATAATATGTTATGAATGATGAATTATATTTTGTAAT